TGAGTCTCCGCGCGCGGTTCAAGCCAGCCGGAATCAGGCGGAGTCTTGCGGTAGGATGCGGAATCACAACGACTTGCGCGGATCATACCGATGCGGAGACCGGTTTGAGCAATTTTCCCCCGTTTCGCCCTGATACGCGGAGGTTTGAGCAACTCCGGGTGGTCGATCAAGGCGGCTTAAACCGACCTTGAAACCCGTTTCAACCCCCGAACAGATCGCCCTGGACGGGGCCGGATGAGGGTCCCCGACGGGCCTTCGGGCGGGGGACGGATAGAAGCCGGGCGGCTTGGGCCATCTGGCGGACGGGATCGACCAGGGCGGGGCCCGTGCGGCCTACCTGGAGGAGGACGTGGTCGGCGATCGAGCGGACCGATTTCGCGTCCTCGTAAATCCGCTCTCCGTGGACCTCGAAGTGACTCTGGACACACTTCCTAAGCCATCCGGGCAGGTAGCCAATCTCTCCGGTTGCCCCATGTCGAAGGGCTTCGATCAGGATCCCATTCGAGCCGATCAGGAGGTCCTGGTATCGCGCCGGGGAAATGGTCACCCCCCGCTCATCCAGCCACGTTGCCGGCCACAAAACCACCCACTGAAGAAGGCGCGAGCGGTCCTTCAAAAACGGAACCCGCTGGCCCGCGTAGAATTGGCGCTCGATAACCACGAGAACCGCGTCCCGGACATCCTCCGGGGTCGGTTGCTTTTGGCGCGGAAGGGATGGCCGCTTGATCCTCACCAGATGATCAGAATCCCGAGGAACAAACTCCCGACCAAGTCGTGGTTCACGATGAACCACGACCGCATATCCGACCAGTCTCGAAACCCGTCCTTTTTGGCGAACAAATCGAGGTCGAAAACAGGATGGCCGGAGCACTCGACCCCGACGGTCCCGATCTTGATCGGATACACGTTGAGGATCGGAGAAACTCGAAGAACCCGCTGCGGCGACCGGTAGGGCTTCCCCGTCCAGGCCCGGCAGGAAATTAGGTCCCCGGCGGAGGGGAGTCGAGAGGGGGTCGGTCGGATCGTTTGGCGCTTGGTCCCGTCTTCAACCATGGCCGAAAACCGGGGCTGGAAAAGGCGCACGAACTGGCGGGGAGTTCTCATCGCATAGCTGGGGGGTTGTAACGCCCCCCGGAGGGTGTCTTACATCCGGCCCCAAGAAGGGCGAAACCGGCAACGAGGGTCATCAAGAGAAAGCAGCGTCGAAGGGTCATCACAGCATTGGGCGTCGAAGGTTATTAGGGGGCCCTCAGCGACGCAGCAAAGGCAGACGCTATGGGAGGAAGGGATCGAGACGATTCCGGGGAGAGGATCGGGCCAGAGTGAACCGTCGAACTCGCCGAAAGCGGGATGCATTTTCAGGCCCGCCTTGAGGGCGGCCAGATCCGCCTCGTGGGCGGCCAGCCGCGAGAAGTTCTCACAGACAAAAACCCCGTCGGTATATGGGGGCCGATCGAACGCAATCTGGGCGGCGAATTCACCAAGCCAAGAGAGCGGCGGGCAGTGGTAGGTCTCACCCGTGAAATGAACCCGCGATAGGTCCACCCCGGCGGCGATCAATTTGCGGGCGAGGGCGGCGCGGGAAATGGTAGTTCCTGAGATCATAAAAGAGACGTCCGACCGGTCCTTCCGTTCGAGCCTTCGGAAACGACGACACAGAGCATTCCCGGACCCGCAAGGACCAGCATTGAGAGAGACCAAAAGAGAAGAGGGGGCCCAAGGATCAGGAAGAACACGGCCGTCGCGGCGAATGTCTTGAGATGGCGCGCCGCGGTTATCATAAGGCCCACCGATTGTCGGGGCATTTGGGGAGCTTGGCCCAGGGCTGGTTCCGACGCTCATCGACGGGGCAGATCGGGCAGGGTTTGCAGCAGCGCTCAATGTGGAGGTGCCCGCATCCTTGGCAGACGTTCCGGCGGGCATCCTCAAGCCTCCGGCGGGCCAGCCCGTTTGCGTCAATGGCGGGCAGGGGTTTCCCTTCCTTGTCGATCCCCATCGGAAGCCGGGCGGTGATCTTGAATTGCATGATCAGAGCGATTCCCCGTCGTGATCCACGTCAAAAACGACAAATCCAAACGCGGCACCAAAGGTCGAGGACATCGCGGCCTTGATCGACTCCGCTCGGGTGTCGAATTGGCACAACTCTCCGGATTCATCTAGCAGCGGAACCAAGCGATCGCCGTTTTGATTCCTCAGCATCACGAAGTAGGGCTTAAGCATGGGGTGGGCTTTCGGTTTTCCATTCGGTTTCCGTTCCTTGCGGGTCGCAAATCCAGCGAACAATTCGTCGCGCGTGGTCGAGATCCCGAAAGAACAGAGGAAGAGGGACGCCGCCGGCGTCGTTGACCGTTACGGTTTGCCAGCGGGCCCTCGGGGAGGGTTGTCGGAAAACCCCGAACCTCCGCGCGATCTTCGGGGAGACAATTCGGCGAACGGCGAAGCGTGGGTAGCCATCCGGAAGGGTTGAGAGAGTGGGAGAGCTCACCCGATCCTCCGGTGAAGCTTCGACCTCATGGCGATGCAGTAGGAGGTGTTCTTGGCCGCTTGAGATTCGAGGGCCCCGCAGGCGGCGGTGATCTCCTCCGCGGTCGCGGCATCGAAAAGGCAAAACCCTTTTTGCCCCCTCACGATCCGATCCCCGGCGGCCTCAGCGACGGCGCGGATCCGGCGCTCATCCCACCCGACATAGGGCGCGAGTTGTTTCCGGGTGAGCCAGCCGGCGCTCGTGAGGGTGCGGATCAGACGTCCCACATCGGCCTCGATTGAGTCCTCGGGGACGAGCTCCAATTGATCAGGGGGTGGCAGGTTCATGGGATCAATACGGGTCGGAATCGTCGCCCGCGGGTTGAAGGGAGGGAACAGGATCGGAGGCGCGCCTGCAGACGGCGCAATCGCAGGATACGTCCGCAAGCGTCCGCATTTGGTGAAGAGTGTGGGCGGCTTTCTTCCGCCAGACCTGCAGGCGTGCATTCAGGGTCATGCAATAGCGGAGGAGCGGGGAATTCTGCTCGACCATTCCCGACGGGGTTCGCCGCATGTCCGGGTGATCGGAAAGATCGTCAACGGAGCGAACCCCGAACCGTTCGGAGAGAATCAACCCCGTGTAGCCTTCGACGTCCTCAACGTAAAGGCGGAGGCATTTGGAATGCTCGGCGATCGTGTAGAGCAGCCGTTCCCGAGGTTGGGCGATCTGCCTCATCTGAGAATTGAGGTTTCCCGGTTGAGAGATCGACCGGAACACGGCGAGCACCCGGTCGAGATCCGAGTTGTTGAAAGCCTTTGACGACTTCCGAGAACCTAGGGCGGTGATCGTGAGATGGTCCCGGTCGGCGTCCGGCTTCGCTCGCCGGACGGCGGCCCATTCCCGCCAATAAAGAAGGGTCTGAGGAGGGGTCATAGGAACGTGAAGGTCTTGTTGGCAACGAGCGGGTTCCGCTGATCTTCAGGAGGGAGGACGGGGCGCAATCCGAAGAGAGCGCAAAGGCGCGCCTCGACCTCCCGATGGCGGACCCTGAAATGAACGTCCGCCTCGAAGAGTTGGCGGAGCTTTTGGGTTCCCTTGACGATCGTTGAATGGTCCAACCCGCCGAAGGAAACCCCGACCTCCTCTTGGGAGCATTCCGAAAGACGCCATGAGAACCAATAGGCGGTGATCCGAGCGTCAAAGAATCGGCGGCGCCGAGTCTTCACGAGGAGGGCCTCGACCGGCAGATCAAACAGGCGCGCGACCTCAAGGGCGACGGATCGGGGCTCCGGCCGTTTGCTAATGATCCGAGGACGCTTTTCCGGGGTCGTTAAATTGAGAGTTCCGTCCAGTTGAAACAGGATCGAATCGGCGAGGCGCTGAAGTTCGATCGAGGCTTTTCTGAGCTCATCGAATGGAGAGAAAACGCGTTGGCGCTCCAGGGAGCGAACAACCTCTTCGTCGGAAATCATGGTGGCGCTCATGGGTTAGGCGAATCGGAGGACGCAATGGCGCGGAACCGGGGGATTCACGAACCGTTCGAGAGTCTCGATATATTCCGGAGAACCCCAAACCTCGCCGAGCTTCCAAAGCTCGGTGAGTAGCTTCGAGCACTTGTTGGTCGTGGGGCCCATCGACATGGCGATAAGCCGGTGCAGGCGAGGCAAACGGTCGGGAATGATCACAGCCTGAACCCCCGCCTTCTCGTTTGCGACGACTCGCACGCACGAGAGGTCGTAAACAAGAGCGGAAACGGCCCCCAACGAATCAGTCACGACAACCGGATCCGGCTCACAAAAAACGCAAAAGCGACCAGCGGGAACCCGCCGTGGCGATCTCCTTCTAGGTTGGGCGTTCATGGCTTGGCGTGGATCTCGACAGTTGTATGGCGGACGTGGGAGTTATCGAACCGGACACCAAGAGAGCGCTGGATTGCATCCAGGCCCGCGGAGTCCGCGGCGATCATCAGGACGGGGTGGCCGTCCAGGATCCGGCCAACAGCAACGCCACGGAGGGCGATGCCGTCGCTAGAAGGGGCCGCCAGATGCTCCGGCCACGAGAATTGAAGAACGACGCCGGGGATCATTCTGCCCCCTCTCCGAGCGCCTCGCTCACGGCCTTCTTGAGGATCGAGTCCACGAGCTTGTCGACCTCGCCGTTCATGGGCTTCACGATCACAGCGTCGGTCGCCCCCGCGATCTCAACGCCTAGCTTCTTGAGCTCCGCGGGAGAAAGGGATTCGAGGGCTTTCTTGTTGGGCGTCGTGGTGACGTTGAGGAGCGCCTCGGCGAACTCCGGGGAATAGCTTTTCCGGATCTTCGCGATCGTGGCCTCCTCGTTTGGGATTTCCAGGGACCCGCGTTGCTTGGTCAACCCGACCTTGATCTCGTGGAAAACGCGGGTGCGTGGACTCGCGAACTCGGCGCGGTTTTCGTCAACAAGCGTCGTCAACTCATCGATCCGACCCGTGAGCATTCGAGCCAACGCCCGGATGCGGGGGAGGAACTTGGCGTCGGCGTCCTCGATCTGAATCTGTCGAGCGGCGAGAACACCTTTCAGTTCGTTGCGGACCGCCGAAAGGTTGAAGGCGGATTTCTCAATTTGGATCAATACGGGAGTGGGGTTCATTTGTGGAGGCGGAAGAGGTTGGAATTCCTTTTTCGGGAAGAGATGAGTGAGGAGAGAAGGAAAGAGATTGGGAGAATAACAGCGACGACCGCATAGGCGGCCACGAAGCACAGGGCCGCGTCATCCATGGTTCCCCCCGTCCCGTCCTTGGGTGTCGGCGACGCCAATTTCGGCGTCGCCGCGGTGTCCTTGCCAAAGGATTGCGGCGATGAGAAGCGCGGCGCTTCCGCTGATGCAGACGATCATGGCGAGGACGAGGGGATACCGAAGGCCAAGCCAGAGCGCCGCAACGGCGGCCAGCGTCGCCGCGTGGATCAATCGGCGGGTGTCGCGATCGATTCGGGCGTTGGTGTCGGAAGGGGAAACCTCGCCCTGGACTGCCTCATTGGAGGATTGGGCGTCCGTTCGGAAGTTGAACGCGGGCGAGGTTGGGGTGGGACTTAGGGGAACGAAAAGGGTCTTCATGGGTGTTTCAATTGGGGGTTACTCCTCTGAACCGCTCTCCATCCGGAGCCTGCCGAGATGGGCGCGCTGGACGTGTTTCCAAGAGAGTGGCTGCTTGTTCTTGGCGGCCATCTCGGAGGCCATTCTGAGAAGCATGATCCACATTCCGAGGGCGTCCTCGGCGATGATCCGCTCCTCAAGAACCCGCGCCTCACCGGCGCTTGGTTCGAGACCGAAGGCCGCGGAGATGGCGTCGATGTCTTTCCGCTTGGGTTGGTCCGGGAGTTGAAGCTGACAGAACCGGCGCCGGTGGGTTTGTTTCAAGAGCTCGTGCGCTGGACCGGCCTCCTCAAGAGCGCGCCGGAAAACGTTGGTCGCGCAAATCACCAACCCGCATTGGGCGGTGTCGAAGAGTTCGCGGATAAACTCAAGGGTGAGGATCCCGCCGCGGGTCACTGTCGGGCTGATCGCTCGGTGGGCCTCGTCCACGATCAAAACCATTTTGTCGTCGAAGGCCTCAATGATCCGGCGTTTCAAGTCGCGGTCGCTAAGGGACGGCGAGAGTCGGAGACGGCATCCCAAGGCGATCAGGAAACTCCCAAGCGATCCGCCGGTGGGAACCTCAACACGGATCGTGGACCCGTGATTGAAAGCCTTCTCATACTCCTTCAAGGCGGCCGTTTTCCCGATCTGGGAAATCCCATAAATGAGTCCGACCCGCTGAAACTTACGGGCCCCATGGCAAACGTTCCAGATCTGTTTGGACATCGACGTCTCAATGAACGGGATCCCCTTCCCCGCCTGTCGATCGGTCCAGAGCTTCCGGTAGGATTCGATCGAGGCCACGATCGGTTCGAGCGTGGAATACTTCCCGCTGAAAAGCTGGGAAACCGCGGCGCCGCTGTATCCGATGAGCTTGGCGGTCGCCTCCTGAGAAAGGGACTGTTCCCAGGCGTGGTTGTGAAGCCATCGGATCGCGCTCCTTTGATCCTCTGGAAGGTCCGCCGTCGCTTTATTGACCATGTCTCCGGCGGCGTGAGTGATTGTCTTGGGGCTGAATCCTTGCGGGACCAGACTTTCTTGGGGTTCTTCGTTCATCGGTTTTCAGGTGTTGTTTGTTGTGTGACTCATTCCCGAGGCGTCGAGATGTCGGAGAGGAAGTCCTCGCCGGAGATGTCGTCGCCCGTTGCGGGGGATTCGATCGGAGCCTCCGGAGAGGAAAGAATGTCGGCGACCGCCTCGGCGCCGTGGGCCTCGACTTGTTCAGCGAGGTCTCGGGCGCGGGCCCGGTCCTCCGGAGTCGTGGGAAGTCCGGCGGCCACGTCTTCGTTGTGCTTGAGCATTCGGGCGTGCTCGGCGGCGAACCCGGAGTGTCGCGCGTCCTGATCTCGATGCGCCGCGTTCTCGTGTTTCCGCTGGCGGCCCATCATGGCCCCGACGGCGTCGAGATTGTTCCGAGAAGGGCGGTCCCAGAATTGGCAGATCGCGGAAATCTTCATCGCGGAATCGCAGGCGACGAGATGGGTCGGCGCGATGGGATTGAGGAAGGCCAAAAACTTGGAACCCTCCGCCAACCGATGGCCGGATCCCCGGCGGGCGTCCAGGGCTTGAAAATGGATCGGATCGGGACCGAACTCCTCGGAATCAATCGTGATCATCCCGCGGCGAACCGTTACCTCTCGCCCGAGTTCTTCGGCCCGGTGACTGAGGAGGACCGGCAGTTGGTCGTGTCGAATCCGGGTCAACTCGTGACGGGACCGATCGAACACTTGCCGGGGGGACATCTTCCGGAGTTGCCGAAACCGGCTCGGCTCCGAAGAGACAAGGGTAGTGATCGCCGCGCGCTGGACTTCGGTGTATGCCGCGAACTCGTCCTCGGAAATCCACTGCTGGTTGTCGGCGATTCTCCAAAACGTTTGGACGAAACCGCAACGCTCCCAGCCTTCCATCTCATGGTCGGTCCGGGTGGAGATCTGATCCAACAAGCGGAGGGCCGCCTCGTTGAATTGATCCCACGACAAAACGGGGAAACGAAGATCCGGCGCGCGGTCCGGGGAAAGGGTCGGGACGAGGGCGAGGATCTGCTTGTTGTACCGTTCGAGGCCGACGAGTTGTTCCGGGGAACGGTCGCGGCTTAACCCAACCTGTCCGGGAAGCTGCTGGAAGTAATTGTGGAGAAGACCAAAAAGGGATTCTCGGTGAGACTTGAAACGGAAATTGCCCCGACCGGTCCCCTCAAACATTCCGGCCATCTGTTCAACGCCCATGATCCCGGACACGGCGCGCCGCACGCGGCCCCCTGTCACTTGTTCGAGAGTCGAGAGGAACGAGCGATCGCGGACAGTGGCGGTCCCGTGTTCCCAGATGAGCTGGGTTCCCAAGTGGTCGGATCGGTAGCCGCAATTCATCATCGTATGAATCACGAACCAGAGGAAGTCCCGCTCGGTTAAGGTCTTCTTCTTGCTCGCCTCCTCATCCCAGAGGGTCGGCTTCCAAAACATCCCAACGTCACAAGCGGAGAGGACGTCGAGCGCAAAAAAACCGCGGGGCCGCATCGCTTGAGGTTGGCCCGGAAAGTTGACGCGGAGATCGAACTCGACGTCGTCGAATTGAAGGTACTCCCCAACGGAGACACCGAAGCGAGTCGTGAGAACCGCGGGCCGGAAATGAGAGGCGGCCCGCTGGCCCTGCCGGGCGCGCGTGAGGTCGGCGCGGTCGGGACTCATCCGCATGATGTTATCGCGGCCCCATCCGACAGGGTGAAGGCCGTGAGCGGCGGGCGGCGGGCAGATCGAGTAACCGGGGATGGCCGCTTTTGATTCTCCGGCGTTCCAACGGGCCCATCGGGAAAGGAGCGATCGGTAGGCTTGGCCGCCGTTGCGTTGGCATCGCTCGATCTCCGCCTTTACGAATTCGCGGAACGCGGGATTGGATGCGGCGGGGAGATCCTCGACGTGTCCCGCGGATCGGTAGTGGGCGGGCCCCGCCTTCGCGCAATTGAGAAGCGCGCGCCAAGTTCCCGCGACTGAGAATTCCGACCACTGAGACCGAAGCCGGGCCGGAGACCAACCGCGGATTCCACCCATGGATTGAGAGACGCGGATCGCTCCGTCCCGAACCGACCGCGCCGCGGAGATCGTCCGCATCGCTTCCAGGCGCGCCAAGACGTCCCGCTGAACCTCGGCGGCGAGGGCGTGAAAATCCGAGCGATCGGACTCGGGGATCTCGAAACAAAGGACCCGAGCGGGGGCTGTGGAATTGTCGGTGGAAAGGACCATAAGATTCAGCGGGCGGATGTTTCCCGCTTGTGGGAGCGAACAACCTCCTTGAGGACGTCACCCAATCGGAGCCGGACTTCCTCGATTCTGGAAGCGAACGCGGGGTCGTGGTGAATCGCGTGGTTCAGGGTGTCCCCGTTCAATGCCAGATCGATTTCCCCGACCATGAGCGACCAGTGTTTGAACGCCGCCGCGTTCTTGGCGTTGACGCTCTCAACCGGGGAGAGGGACTTCGGCTTCACGGTTGGCCGCTTCTTGAGCGCGGAGTGTGTGGTGTTTTGCGCGGCGTTCCGGATCTTAGCGACCACGCTCTGCTCGGGCTCCGTGAGGTCCTCGAACCGCAGCTGGAGAACCTCATGGAGCGGTCGCTCCATCGCCCGAAGCTTTCGCCCTGACAGCCCGGCATCGTTCAACAAGCCCGCGCAAATCTTCCGCCAATTGAAAACCGCAGAGCGGGAAACCTCCGGGCAGTATTCGGCGAGCCAAGCGTTGAATTGACCGTGCGGAAGTTCGGCTTTGATGTGGTCGATGAAGGCGCCAAGGGTCGCGATGAGAACCAAGCTCTCGTGGGCCCCCGCAATCAAGGCGTTGAGCTTTTCGGCGACCGCTTTGTTGTTCCCCTTCGGGAGCGATGGGACGATAGAGGCGGAGGATTTAACGAGGGAGAGAGACATGATTCAAAAAGGGGTTAACGGATGAGACGACGCTCAAGGAAAGCGCGGAGGCTTGAGCGGGTGAGCCACCAGGAGTGGCCGACTTGCTCGCCGAAGATTTCCTCGTCACGGCGGAGACGTGAGAGGGTGATGCCGCTGAGGCGCCACCGAGATTCGAGGCTGGCCGCTCGGACCGTGTCCATGAGCGGGCTTCCGATCACGGACTCGATGACCTCGTTCGGCGTTGCCTTGCGGGCCGCTTCGGAATCGCGAAGCGATCGGATCCACACCCGGATCTCTTTTCTCCGGAGCGATGAATAGGAGAGGTCGAAGGCCCATTGCTCGACCGCCCATTCGTTGACGTGATCAATGTGCCAACCCATCTCCGCGCCGACAGTGTCCAGGCTCACGAGGCTAACTTCGTGAGTCAGGGGAAGCCGGAAGGATTGCTGGAGGGCGGAGGACATTGGGAAAGTGAAAGAGTGATCCGAAGGCGGGTCAGTCTGCGTTCCGAGCGAACGGAAACGATCTTGAGTGCTGCGTCGGGGTGGACTTGCTGGAGTCGCTCGACAACCAGAGTCCGAACGAATGAGCCGAAGCTTTGGTCGGCCGCGGACGCAAGGCGTCCGATGACTTCGCGTTCCTCATTCAGCCAATTGATCGGAACGTTTGCGGTCCCGCTTCCTAGTCGGTTCGTCGGCATGGGGTTTTGTTTTCAGGTCGCGCTCCAAGAGGCGGGAGACGTGTTTTGAAAAACTGCGACCGTCCTCCTTCGCAGCAGTCTTCCCTTTCGCCAAAACCTCGTCCGGAACGTGGATTGTTGTGATCGCCATCGTCTTATTAAGTTCTAATAAGTCTTGATAAGAGTCAACCGAAACTTGCGGATCCGTTTTTGGGGGCGATAGAAAGGGCCTGTGGCCAAGCCGCGGTACACAAACACAAGCCTCAGTTTCACCGACGACGATCTCCTCGCTCGTGGGAAGGCAAGGGCTTTGAGTATGGGGATCAGTTTCTCGAAGTACGTCTCGCTCCTGATCGAGAAAGATTTCCAGGAGCGGAAGGAAGTGGGGTCGCTTGCGGACTTGGTGCGACCGATCCGAAGCGCCGGGGCCGCGCAAATCCCTAGTTCGGAATCGTTGCTCGGGAGTTCCCCGGTCAATTCCGAGGGGAAGCGGGAAGCGCTGGCGAAGCTTGGTGTTCTTGCCGCAGGCATTCAGCCGCGCGCAAAAGGAGAATCTTCGCCTCAAGTTGAGTCGCCCAGCGTGAGTAAAGCCGAGCGACCGCATCCAATTCACAAAGAGAAAGGGATCGGGTCGATCGCTCAAGCGCCGGCTCCAAAACAATCAGCGATGAGCAAACCAAAACCTTCCCCTCCTTAGACATCCACAAGTGTCGTCAGAAAATGGGAAGAAAGTCGATAGCGAAGCCGGGCAAATGTCCACCTAGGTGGACATTTGAAAAGGGAGGTCAAAATGAATCTAAATTGTGCGAACTGTCGGGTCGGGCTTGAGGTCGAGGAGTCGGCGGCCGCGGAGCCTTTCAACTGTCCGTCCTGTGGGGAATTCAACGACGCCCCGATGTCGGCGCGCGCGCCGTCCGGGGTGAGACTCTCGAACGGATCCGGAATGAGGGGTGGCGCGCCGGCGGGCCCATCTCGTCGGGGGAGCGGAGGAAACGTCGGCGCCGCGATCGCGTCGTTCGTCATTCCGGGGCTTGGTCAATTGAGCCAAGGAAGGTTGACGCCGGCGCTATTCCTTTTCCTCTTGGCGCTGTGCTTCGGAATCGTTGGGGGAATGTTTCTTAGTTTCCCGATGATCATCATCCCCTCCGGGGTCGTGGCACTCGGCGCCGCGGCGGAGGCGGCGGTGTGGGACGGTATCGGGTAGGCCAAGGGGCGGCTCAACCAGGAGGCGAAGGTTTTCCGTCCCGCAATTATTGTATGGACAACAACGCGCCCGCGTGGGATTGTCTCCCCGTCGATCGAATTACGAGCGACCCCCCCCGAGGGTTTCGGGAAGCGACAAAACGCAGCACCAATGAAAACGAAGTCCGTCAAACTCGTCCCGATCGCCCTCCTCCCCTACTTCAAGGAACCCTGTTATCGGCTTCCGCTTGAGCTAATCGACCAAGAGGCCGGCAACGTTCACAAATTCGCCAAGCAAAACGGGTACGCCTCGATTCGATCCATGATCGATTCGGTGGACGGTTGGCAGGATGAGCTCGCCTCGATCCTGGACATTGTCGCCCCCGACGCATTGAAGGCCACGAACGCTCTCCGCCATTCGGCCACCCGCTAACTCCCCCAAAAAAACACCCCATGACAACGATCTCCCATTACACCCCCGCCCAAGTCGAGCGCCTAATTGCCAAGCGTTCCATCGCTCAACGCCGCGAGGCGCGCGCCGTCGCCCGGTTGCTAGTCTTCAAGGCGGACGTTTACGGGCCGGCGGGCCGGATCTTCTCGTTCCAAGGGAAATGGAAAGCCAAAGGCGATTCGCTCTCATTCACCCAAAAAGGCGTCGAAACGATTTACCGGATCTCCGAACTCTCAGACGGCCACGGTCGCGGAATCACCAGCGACTCTTCCTATTGATCCGACCGCCAACCCCAACAACGAACCCCTGAAAAAAATGACCCCAACAACCTCCCCCTCACCCTCCGCTCCTAAGCCCTACAAGATCCGACGGAACGACGCCGGCGAACGGTTCGTCCTGATCGGTTCGGAGCTCATCCCGGCGGACATTGCCGGCCTCTGCGCTGGGAAGGACTTCTGGATCTCTCAAATCAAATGCAAATGCCGCCGTTGCGGCGAACTCTTCCCGCTCCGGGAATTGGCCGGCGGCGGGCAATGGTGCGAACCCTGTCAGACCGCCGACATGGAAGAGTGACCAGCGATCCCGCGGGCGGCCCCCGTGGCCGCCCGCGTGGTCGCCGATCATCAAACCAAACCCAAGAATGAAAAACCCCCGCAAGAAAAAGGCGCCGCTCCTCGAAGTGGTTGAGCAAGCGTGGGACGTCGCCGGAGTGTCCACGCCCTTTCCCGTTCCGGAAATCGGGAGCAAGATCACCCTTCATTTGACGAGGCCGGCGCCGAACCCACCAGGGCGTCCACCGTCGAAGGATCCGGCAGACCACGACATCAACCTGAGAGTCACCCGCGACCGGAAAAACCGGTACGTCAAGACCGCGCAGAAAAACGGGCAATCGCTTTCCGCGTGGATCCAGGAAGTGTGCGACGCGGCCTCACAATAGACCAAGCCCATGGAACGGGAACCGATTGGACTACGCGACCGGGACGGGCGTGAGATCTGCGAGGGCGACATTGTGGAGTTCACCGTCGAGTATGGCTTCGGACGAAACCCAGCTCCGAGTTACGACACGGAAAGCGGAACCCGAATGGTTGATACCGTAAAACTGGTGGAGGGTGTTCCTTGCTTTTGGGACGAGGACTTGAACACTGGATCGCTCGCAAACCGACACGCGAAGCACTGCCGGGTGATCGGGAACATCCACGACGCTGCGAAATTTAACGGGACCGAAGAGGCCCCAAGAACTGAGACATGAAGACAGCGAAGAACAAGACAGCGCGCAAGCTCTGGAAGCTTGCCCCGGTCCCACAAAGGCCCGCCGGGCGCGATCCTTGGGCGAGCCCATGGGAACGGGTTCACGGCATGGTTGTTTGCGCGATCACTGAAGGGGGCGCCCGATCTATCGCCCAACAGAACGAGGGCTACGAATACGGCGCCGGATTGAACACCCCGAAGGCCTCGTGCTCCGAGACTATCAGGGCGGCGGATAGTTGACGCCTCGACCGATTCCTGATCTCTTTTCCCCGGCCCTGAAGCAGCCCTGCTTCGGGGCTTTTTGTTTTCCCGAACCCGATCCCCTCGGGCGCGGAAAACGTCCCGGCTCCGAGGACCCGGAATTCAAACCGCGGTTGGGTTTCACTGGCGGAGCGTTACGGGAACTTCAACACCCGATAAACCCGCCCTGAACATCCAATGAAAATCCCCCGCCTCCTCGCCGTCGCCATCAGCCTTTGCGCCTTTGTCCTCGCGGCCGCCTTTGCCGGTCCCGTCCTGGCCGCGGTTCCTCTCCTCGGGGCGGTGTCCCCTTTGGACTCCGGCGGCCCGGTCGCAATCGCTTTGCCCCCGGTATCGAATCCGTGGTTGGCCCTGATCCCGTTTGCGATCCCCTTGATCGTCTCCGCCTTGAAATCCGCGGTCCCGAGAATTGGGAAACACTGGCTCCCCGTAATTGCGGCGAGCCTTGGGTTAGCTCTCGCCCTCCTCGACAACTACACCGGGTGCCTTGGCGGAAATCCGCAGGCGGTCGCGTTCCTCGGTCTCGCGGGAACTGGCGTCCGAGAGGTTGTTGACCAGATGAAGCAGCGACTCGCCGCCGAAGGGGATCAATCGACAACCCCGGCGAACAAGGTCTGACCCCGTTTCCCAATCCCCAACCGTACCAAGCTATGCCCCTCAAAAACCTTCTCGCGATTCTCGCCGCCCTGTTTGCGCTGGTCGCTCTTGCCTCGGGATGCGCCTCCCGAGTCAACAACGGGAACATCACGAGCGTCACCAGTTCGTGCATCGGTCTCGACCTCTCCCAGGATCCGACCGCACCGGCCCCCCATATCCGGATCGGGTTCATCAGGACCCAGTTTCATGTCGTGCCCACGGGTAGCAACGTGTTCGCGCCGGCGGTGATCTCGTCGATCGCCTTGGACTCCTCGTGGAACGCGAACGCGATCGAGGAAGATTTCGCCACGGGCGGAGCGACTCGCGACCTCGCGGGAGGAAACAGCCCGGCGAAAATCTCCGCGGCTCATCGCCTTCACGGCCCGAAGGGAACGAACGCCGCGACGACTCTTTCGACGACGAACACGATCCCCGACGGCATCACCCCGACGAAGTAGGAACGAGCGGTCCCGATTCCCTTAACGCCAACGCATGAACGCATCCCCTCAATCGAGCGGCCGCCTTCAATTGGAGAGTTACACCGACGGGAGGGTGTCTCTGATTCATGGCGAAGCGATCGAAACGCTCCGCGGGATGCCGTCCAATTCGGTGGATATGGTGATGACGGACCCGCCGTATTCGAGCGGCGGAATGATGAGGGGCGACCGGGCGAACGCGACATGCCGGGTCAAATACCAACAAACCGGAAGCGGCGCGCATTACTCCGAGTTCAGTGGAGACAACCGGGACCAGCGATCCTTTGTTGTGTGGTCCTCCATTTGGATGGGGGAGGCCCGCCGAGTGATGAAGCCGGGTGGGCTCATCGCGTGCTTTACCGATTGGCGCCAATTGCCGGCGACAACGGATTCGATGCAGGTTGCGGGCCTCGTTTGGCGCGGGCTCATCCCATGGGTCAAAACCGGATTCCGGCCATGCAAAGGACGGTGGGGAAACCAAGCCGAGTACCTCGTGTGGGGAACGAACGGTCCGCGGAAACTCGACGGCCCGTGCTTTCCGGGGGCGTACAAGTTCGCGACGCCTCGGGATCGCATCCACATGACCCAAAAACCGCTCGACCTCATGACCGAGCTTTGCCGGGTCGCCCATGGCCCGGAAGCGGTGATCCTGGATCCGTTCATGGGGAGCGGGACAACGATCGAGGCGGCGATGGCACTCGGGAAGCGCGCAACCGGGATCGAGTCGGATCCGGAAATCTTCAAGACAGCGGTCGGGCGGATCTCGCCTTTGTCGAGTCGTTGAGAACGTACCTTTTCACACTCGCCATGTTCTTCGCTGAATCCATGCCAACCGCGCCGACGAGTTCCATCGGGATGGCCGTCGTCGTTGGGTCGTTGCTCCTCTCCGCATTGAGCGCGGTTTTGACGATGTTCCTCACGAGGCGCGAACACGTCGCCCACAAGGAAGAGGTGGACCGCCGGCTTGGGATAATCGAAACGCAGTTCAAAACACTCCAGGAAGAGAACGCCGTCATCCGGGAGGAAATCCACAAAGCCGAGCGCCGGCTGGCGGACGCCGGAGAACACCGGGCCGAAGCGATCCACACGCGGTTCAATACCGTTCTCGAAAGGCTTTCAGAAGTTCGAGGAGAGATGAACGCGGCCAACCGAAAGACCTAATCCCATGGCACGCTCCCAAAAGTCCCAGGCCCGCCAATTCGCTCTGCTCGCTTTGCACGCGGCGGAGGGGACGCCCCTAACCGATCGCGCGCTCCGTGATCACGTCCTGCGGGGATTGTCCAATTCGATCAGCGACTTGGACGTGGGAGACGTTATCCGGGACCTCGAACTCGACGGGCTCATCGTCGGGACACTTAGCGAACTACGGGACGACAAGGTCTGGATTCTGTCCGATCTCGGAACGATCCGCGCGAAGCAACTCCGGTGAGCTATGTCTTCCAAAACACGATCCGACGCCTCGCCGCTCAACCAGTTCCAGGAGCGCTTGGACGACTGGCTGTATATCGAGAACGCCTCTTTCCAAGAGGTCTCGCAACGATTGGCGCGCGATCACTCCTTTATGTGTTCGCCGTCGTCTGTTTGGCGTTGGAAGCAACGCCGCGACGAGGAGCGACTTCTGGAACAGATCACGAACAAGGCCCGGCAATCTCGGGAAGTGGTCGCGCGGTTCGCGGAGGAGAACCCCGAGCTCGACGCCTCCTTCACCAATCTATTGCGCCAAGTGGCGATGGACCTCGTGAGTTCACCGAACCCCGACCCGCAAGCGATCTGCCTCGTCGCCGGGAAAGCGCTGAAGCTCCGGGATCAGGATCTCCAGAGGCAGAAGCTCGAACTCTCCGCGGACAAGTTCCGGGCCTCGTTGAGGACCAAACTCGAAGAGGGCCTGGACGAGTTGGCGAAGAGCATCGGATCCAATCCAGAGGCCCGCGCCCTGTACGATTCTTTCCGGGCTGTCGTGACGAAGGCGACAGCATGAAGGCAAAACCGTTTTTTCCCGCCGCAGACGGGAACAAAGAAACCCCGACAACCCGTGCCAGTGTCGGCAAAGCGAGCGGCCAAACGACCGTCAGGAATGGCGTCCCCTCCGCCATCTCTCGCGACAACCACGGGCGAGGGGCCCTTTCCGCACTGGACCAACGCATCGCCGGAAACAAGCGGACCGCCAACTCCCCGAACGTCCGAACGTTTGCCGAGTTCGTCCGCGATCATGCGAAGGTTCTCAAACGTGACGGCAGCGCCGGCCCGTTCTCAACGAAGGGGCGGAAGCCTCTCGAAGTGGTGATCGACTGGTTCGACAAGGTTCTCCGGAACACGATCGACGCCGAAGAGGTGTGGGTCGACGGCGTTAAGTTCGCCGCCGGACAACTCAAGGGTTCCTCGATCGCGGTCGGCGGCGGGGCGCAGTGGGGAAAGACGATTCTCGAACTTAACGCGATGGCGTACCTTTCCGCCATCCGGTTTTGTTCGGTCGGTTGCTATCTTCCCGACAAGCCGAAGGTCGAAGAGATCGTCGGCCAAAAGTTCCGCCCGAACGTTTTGGATCTGTACCCATGGATGGCGGACATGATCCAGATGGGAAAGACGGAGAACGCCTCCGGGAAAACGATCGACCGGAAAGAGTCCTACACCGTCACCGATGGGACCAAAAAAGCGTTCGGCAATTTCTGCGGAATGCATAAGCCGCCGACCTCGATCACGATCGACGTTGCGATCCTGGACGAGGTGGACGACATCCCGACGAGGAACATCGGGTATGTATCGGGTCGTATGACCAACTCGCCCGTGGCGCTCACGGCGTTCATTGGAACGCAAAGAGTCTCCGGCGCCGGGCAGAATTCGCGGGTCAAAGCGTCGAGCTATCACACCGGCCAATATACGTGCGCCGGTTGTGGGCTCCGGCAGAACCTCGAAGAGTCGTGGCCGCGATGCGTTCGCCTCGCGATCGACCGGACCCCGAAGCGTTCGGACCCGGTGATCACGGCCGAGGGCGGATTCAATCGGACGGGGATTTATTACGCGGCGTGCATCTCTTGTGGGACAGCGATCGACCGGGACGCGGTCGAGTTCATGGCGCAAAACCCCGAGCGGGTGAAGGAGGCCAAGTTCGGGATTCGGGTTTCCCAGCTTACGATCTCCGCCATCTCAATGGAGGAAATCACCGGGGACTGGTACTCGGCGTTCTCCGATCCGACGGGCGAAGCAATGGTCGCGTTTTACTGCGACCGCCTCGCGATCCCGAACGCGGGCGCGGCCCAGCCCATCGTCCAATCCGTCCTCGATCGTTCGCGCGCCCTCGGAATGTCCGAGAGTCAGGAAGCCGCGCAGCCCTACTCAATGTCCATGAACGGCGGACAGGGTCGGTTCGCGGGTTGCGACATGGGGCCCCGTTGCTGGTTGTGGGTCGATGAGGTTCGCGGGCCGTCGGTCTCCGGGCTTGTGTGGTCAGAGCTCATCGCCTCCGGATCGATGGCGTCGCGCCTCCCCGTCCTGATCGACCAACTCGGGATCGAGACCGTGTTCCTGGACGCCGGCGGCGAACCGGATCTAACGAAGCGCCTCGTCTTGGCGCTAAACGGGCTCGAAGATTACACCCCTCCGTCGATGCCGCGGAGCGATGTTGAGAAGTCGCACCTTTCGAGCATCGGGTGCGGGATCACTTGGGACGGGGCCAAGGGTCGGTGGCAAGGGATCAAGGCCGCCGCTGTCCTCTTCGTTTCGGGCGAGGCAAAGGGAGTCCAACAAACGATCGGTTGGACCCAAGACGGGAAGCTTTACCCGCTCATCAAATGCAACCGGGGCGAGTCGATCCAGGCGGCGGTGAACGACTTCCTCACCCCGGCGGAAGGAGTCCTGGAATCCGTCGGGCCAGAGGGCGCGAAGACAATCCGCGGACTTCCTCGGGCCCGGCTTCCGCAGACGGCCATCGGTCCCGGCGTTTCGATGGCGACCCTAGACACCCATCTGCTGAACCTCCGGAAAGAGCGCGACACGAAGACCGGCGCGGAGGATTGGGTGGACGGAGTCGAGAACCACTTAGGGCTGGCCCGAAGCTATGCCCGCCTTGCGAGCCTCATTGTCCAGGTGAGCGGCCGCGCTCAACCCTTCGCCTATGAACCGGTGAACACCCGAGAGAACCGGAGAATGAGGGTGATCTCGTGACGCACTTTTTAACGCTTCCCCGTCCGGGAACCTCCCCCTCGCCAATGGGCCCTCGCTTCAGGGGTCCAGGGGGGGCCCGGCCGGACTCCTCCCAGACCGCCCCGCGGACGCCCGCAAATGCCCCAGGACGCCGCGCGAGCTGTCCTCACCCTCCCGAACTGCCCGGAGGGCTCATATCGACGGCTGAAGGGCCGCTAAAGGGGTCCCACTTGCCCGAACCAACTCCACTTTCGGCCCCGCCCCGCCATGTCTGATCCGAACCCATCTATCACAGCGACCGCCTCGGTCCTTGATCCCGGCGGGAATCCCGCCCCCGAGCAGACGATAAAGGGCGAGGCGGAAACGATTCGCCGGATGATCCTTCAAAAGATCCCGGCGACCTCGCTTGTTCCGGCGAACATCCTCGAACAACTCAACGCCTTCGAGCGGGGGTGGTTCACGATCGCCAAGCTTTGGGATGCTATTCGGACCCGAAACCACGTCGTCTCGAACGTTGCCGGCAAACGCGAGAAGAGGCTCGGGCGGATGCGATGGGACATCCTCATCGATGCGGACGCTTCCATGGGTCGAGAAGCGGAGGCGGAGAAGCACAAGAAAGCCCTTCAGGATTTCTACCGCGGCGTGATCGCGACGGAACTCCTCGAAGCGGACGTCCGCGGAGGGCTTGGCACACTCCTCCGGCAGATGTCGCGGGCAATCGGAAATCGATATGCCGTCCACGAGATCACGTGGAAGCCGGCCCAAGGATCAAGGCCCTTCACCGCCGAGTTCCGATTCTGGCCGCTTTGGAGCTTCGAGGCGCGGATCGGTAAACTCCGATGGCTTCCCCAGCCGGGCTTGGGCATCGGGTACGACATGCCGGAAAACGAATGGTTGGTGAGCGTGAGCGACGGGATCATGCGGGCGACGGTTGGGATCATCGCAATTCAGCAGATGAGCCTCAACGATTGGGCAAACTACACGGAGAAGTTCGGCTTGCCGTTTGTCCTCGGGAAATCCCCCGCAACGAAAGGGACGACGCAGTGGGACGACATGAAGGCAATGGTCGCCGCTCTCGTGGGTGACGGCGCCGGGGTGATCAATCTGGACGCCGCCGTGGAGCTCATTATAGCCGGAGGGGCGGGAACCCTTCCCCATCCGGCGCTCGTCGAATACTGCGACCGGTGGATCACAGCGCTCTGGCTTGGTGCGGATCTCGCGACAATGTCGGCGGGCTCCGGGCAGGGGCAAGGGGCGAGCCTTCAACAGGGGGAGATCGAGGCGCTCGAACAGGACGACGCCCGCGAACTCTCCGAGATTCTGAACAAGCGGATCGACCCTCAAGTGGTCGCCTACCTTTTCGGGGAAGGGGTCGAACCATTGGCGAAGATCCAGATCATCCCGCCAATCACGGTGGACACGGCCCAAGAGATCAAGGTCGACCAGTTCCTCCTGGATTCGGGCCAACCCCTGGACAAGGCGGAGACGTTCGAGCGTTACAACCGAAGCACCCCGGCTCCGGGTTCGGACGTGATCACGCGAACCGCGGCGCCGGCTCCGAAGGGCGATCCGATCCCCGACGGGAAAGATCCAGAAGGCAATCCTGATCCGGCGATTGACAAGAAACCCGAGGCCACGGGAGCGAACGAGGCTCCGGGCGCCGCGTTCGTCGAGGCAACGACCGATAAGGTCGCCGAAGCGTTGGGTGACTTCTTTGCCCCATTGCGGGGGGAGATCAAGCGGATCGGAAGCCTCCCGGACGTTGAGATGTTGCCGGAGCTCGATCGAATCAATGTGGGCCTTGCCGACTATCTCAAGCGGCGAGGCATTGACGAGAGGGCGGTCGAGATCCTCGGAACCGCACTAGGCCAACAAGTCCTTCTCGGTTTGAGGGGAAACTAAAACGACGATGAAGAACCTTTCAATTCAGCTTGAGGCAAGCGTGGCGAACGAGTCGGCGGTCGGCGCCGACGGCTCCGCGCTTTTTGCCCCGCTCGGCGACGCGCCAAACGTTTTCGCGCTCAAGAACCCCGACGCATTCCGGGCCGCTTTCCCGACCGCCAACTATTACGAGGAAGACGGCGTGGTGAAGGTGGACGCAATCCAGCGGATCACGCCGGAGAACGCGAAAGCAGTTTCGGACCGCTTCGCCTCTCCGTCTGGAATGGTTCGTCGCTGGTTTCGCGGCGCACCCGTCTTTTACCGTCACCCCGACCACCCAGGCTCGACAGAAACGGACAAGCGAGAGCTTGGCCGCGTGGTTGGATTGGAGGCGCGGCCGGAAGGACTTTATGGCGTGCCGGTGTTTAACGATCTCGGCGCGGATGCCGTCAACGGTCGCGAGAAGCTTTTCTTCTCCCCTCGTTTCGATGTTGCCCCGACGGGAGTCGAGAACGGGAAGCTCATTTTCGAGCCGACCGGTTTTGTCAGCGTTGGACTCACCCCTGAACCCAATCTCGCCGCGGACGCGGTGAACGAAGCCGCATCGAATGCGGCAACCAATAGAACCCCCCCCATGAATAAAATCCTCTTGGTCGGCACTCTCGCCGGCCTCGGAATCAATCTGGCGGCGGATGCGTCCGACGACGCGATCGCCTCCTCCATCACCGCCCTTGCCGGGCGACTCAACACCGGCGCCTCGGCGGCCAACGAACGCGACACGGCGAAGGCCGAGGTCGCAAGCCTGCAGGCGGAACTCGCCGCGCTCAAGGCAACCGCCGCCAACGAGGCAAAGGGAATCCGCGAGGCCGCGATCAATGCGGCCATCCAGGACGGCCGCATCACCGAAGCGCAGCGTGCGACGTGGGACGGCATTCTCACCGCGAGCGCTTCCAACGGGCTGGCGATTCTCAACGGGCTTTCAAAGACCGTGAAGACGTCCGGCAACGGAAAGAACGTCGCTGATGCAAACGCCGCCGCCGAAGCCGCGGAAGCGAGCGCCAAGAACGAAGGATCCGGAACCGCCACGGGCTTTGATCGGGCCCTGGCGCATCAGAAAGCGCAACGCGCCGCCGCCGCGGCCGCCTAATCGAACGTCGAACAACTCAAGCAACTAGCCCAAAAACACTATGCCAGTACTCACGCTTCTTGATCTCGCGAAGATCAACGGAACAGCCACCGACATTGGCCTGATCGAGGAAAACCTAACCGCTGCGCCGGAAGCTCAAATCATTCCCGCGCGCACGATCAAGGGCACTTCCTTCCGGTCGCTTGTGCGATCGACTTTCCCGACCGTCGGATTCCGCAACGCCAACGAAGGTCGCACTCCTCAGAAGTCGGTTTACGCAAACCGAATCCACGAGACGTACTACCTCGACTCCCAGATGGAGATCGACAACGCGATCGTCAACGCATCGGAACAGGGCCCCGACTATGTGATGACCGCCGAGGCATCCGGACACATGAAGGGCACCCTCTTGGCCCTCGGATCCCAGATGTGGTACGGGCGCGCAAACGACCCGAAGGGCTTCCCCGGCGGAATCGATTTCGCCGATGCGGCCCACACAATCGACGCGACCGGATCGACCGCGAACGCCGCGTCCTCGTGTTACCTCGCCGTGGTTGACCCGCGGTTCTTCAACTTCATCTACGGAAACAACATGACCTTAAGCGTCGCCGAGTGGCGAAAGCAGACGGTCACGAATGGAACGACCAAACAAACGGTCTGGAACAACTCAATCGAAGGTTGGGTCGGGATCGAGTTCCTCAATATCCATGCGTTGGTCGTCATCAAGAATCTAACGATTCAGACCGGCAAAGGATTGACCGACCTCCTCCTCGCTCAAGCGATGGCGAAGTTCCCGGTCGGGATCCGTCCGACCCACATCTTTTGCAACCGCGTTCAGCGACAGCTGCTCCAGGCGTCGCGAACGGTGTCGATCTTCGGCCAAGGCGCGGGCCTTCCCGGCGCCGGGCAGGGGATCATCGCCCCGACCCCGTCCTCTTACGAGGGCGTGCCGATCATCGCTACCGATTCGCTCCTCCAGACTGAGGCGATCCGCTAATCAATCGGAAACGGTCAACCTCGAACCTTCAAATCAATAGATTATGCCAAACGTACTAGGGCGTGGAATTCTCGACGCCAACCTCACGGCCGTCACCGCGTTTCCCGCGGCGGGCGCAACCGCAAACTCCGCCTCGCTCGACCTCGGGCCAAAGTATCTCCAGAGCGAGCGCCTCGAATTCGGCATTGTGTGGCCTTTGGTCACCCCGCTTGCCGACACGAAGAACCTCATCTTCAACGTGCAAACCTCGCCGGACAACTCCACATGGACCAACGCCGGTATCACCAAAACGATCACCGGCGCCGGCGGCATTGGAACCCCGGCGGGTGAGTATCTCTTCCGCCTCGCGAGTACCGCGCCTCAGTACGTGCGAGTCAGTGTGGCGGAGGATGCGGCCGGCGGTGTCGTGACCGGCCTGAACTTCACGCTCAACGCTTACTTCTGATCGCTCGCCCGATCTGAACCCCAAACAGGGGCGGGCCGCGAAAGGGCCCGCCCCTACTTAAAAAAATGCCAAACTGGATTCCCATCACGACGGCCGACGTCTATTCCGCGCTGCAGGCGCCGGAGCTCGACTCACTCCGGACCGCGGCGCTCGCCGTCACTCAAGGGGATCCCGTCCTGGACGCAATCGCGGTCGTCGTTCCTCGGGTTCGCGGATTCATCGCGAGCCATCCGGGGAACAAGATCGACCAGGACGCGACGCTGATTCCGCCCGAGCTTTTCCAGGATGCCGTCTGGCTTGTGATCCAGGCGTTGAAGATCCGGCTCGGCGATGCCGTTCCCTTTTCTGATTCGCAGAAGACAATCCTCACCCGCGCCGAGGCGGACCTCCACCAAGTCGCCCTGGGGCAACTCCGGGTTTCGATCCCGCAGAACCCCGAGGTTACGCCGAGCATTCAATCCGGCGGAGGCGCGGAGATCGCATCGACGCGGACGCGCCTCTTCGGTGATCTCATTGGGCCAACGACTTCCCCAACGTTGAACACGTTGAACGGGGCAGGGATCACCGACGGCGTCTCGACCAACGGGCGCTACGTGGACCCCGCGTGGCTTGTGTCGTTCCCTTGGCAGTGGTTGAGCTCGAAGCCGACCACGGCGGCCGCGGCGGGAATCGCCGATGCGGTCGTGACTACGGGAACCTATTCCGATCCGGGATGGCTCACGCTTTCGATCGCCAAGATCACGGGACTAGCGACTTCGCTGGGGACGTTCCTCACGATCACGGCGGCGACATCAATCTACGCCGCCAAGGCGACGACGCTTGCCGGATACGGGATCACCGACGGGATCACGGCGGCAGCGGTGGCGTCCGGCTACGCCGCCAAGGCAACGACTCTGGCGGGCTACGGGATCACCGATGGAATCACGGCCGCAGCAGTAGCGTCTGGATACGCCGCCAAGGCGACGACGCTTGCGGGCTACGGGATCACCGACGGGATCACGGCGGCAGCGGTGGCGTCCGGCTACGCCGCCAAGGCGACGACGCTGGCGGGCTACGGGATCACCGATGGAATCACGGCCGCAGCGGTAGCGTCCGGATACGCCGCCAAGGCGACGACTCTTGCCGGATACGGGATCACCGACGGGATCACGGCGGCAGCGGTGGCGTCCGGCTACGCTGCCAAGGCAACGACTCTGGCGGGCTACGGGATCACCGACTCAATCACCAGCGCAACCGCGGCAGCAACCTACCTTGCGCTCGCTGGCGGAACGTTGACCGGGAATCTCCTGTTCACGGACAACCTGTACACAATTGGGGCCGCGGCCGGAAGTCGTCCAAAGGACGTCCACCAGACCGGCACTCATTCGTTTTGGAGCGGAACGAGCACGACGCTTCGAGGAACCATTCAGTCGAGCGGCGACGGGATCCTGATCTTGTCGAACAACGCGGGCACGGGGTTTTCTCGGCTGTGTTTCGGGGCAGCCAGTGCGGGACATCCGGCAATCAAGAGAGTCAGTGCTGCGAAAATGTCAGCCCGGCTCGGTGACGACACCGGGGATTCGGATTGGACCTGCGGAAGTCTCACAGCAGCGTTCGATTCGACGATAAGCGGGATCTTTGTTGGAACAAGGGGTGTGACGACGGCAGCGTGTGTCGTGGGAAGCTCGGCGGGGCTAAGTGCCGGGTCAACCGCATCGCAGCTCACCGCAATCGGTCAATCCTGCCTCTCCGGCGGCGTGACGGGAGCCAACAACACCGGGGTCGGGAATCAGGCGCTGGTGACGATCGTTGCCGGAACGGACAACTCGGCGGTGGGGCATCGCGCACTTTGGAACGGGAACTTCAGCCAATGCACTGCGCTTGGCAGCGTCGCAGGATCCAGTCTCACCGGAGGAACCGGAAACGTCACGTGCATCGGGTACAACGCCCAGCCGTCAACCGCGACGATCGCGAACGAGATCACGCTCGGGAATTCCTCGGTCGCCACGCTCCGCTGCCAAGTCACGACGATCACGTCGCTGTCGGACGAGCGGGACAAGCAAAAGCTCTGGAGACTCATCGGTGGACTTGCATTCGTGCGCGACATTGAGCCGTGGGTCTTTGACTGGAAATCCCGCGATGGATCCAAGGTTGGAATCCGGGACTCCGGATTCATGGCCCAACAACTCCAGAGGGTTCAACAGAAACACTTCCAAGTTCCGGGGCTCGTTTATGACGAGAACCCGGACCGGCTTGAGGCGGGATACGGGAAGCTCTTCCCGGTCTTCGTCTCCGCAATCCAGGAGCTCGACGAAAAGCTTGAGAAGCTGGCCCGAAAAGTAGCCCGCAACTAACACCCTATTCCATGGCCATCACCATTTCCGACGTGACCGAATCCGGGATCACGAAGAACACCAAAACGAGGCGGACAGCCGTCGGGGTGAACATCAATTACGATCCTGTCTCGGGGGAGTCCGCCGTCATTGCGTACGCCGATCTCACGATCGTCACCGAGACCGACGGCAATGGAAAAGTGACGAAGACAATCGCGAATCGAGTCGACGTCGAATCGAAAGCCGTGACGGGTGAGCAATTGCGCGCCCTGCCATCGTATCCCGCCGCCCGAGCCGATCTTTCCGGATTGGCAGACGGGATCGCGGCCGCCGAATGGCCTGAACTTCCCAAGATTCAACCCTGAAGACCATGCCCCCCAAACCAACCCCGCCGCCTGCGAAGCCTTCCGACGAGATCCAGCCTCGCCCAGCGACATTTAAGCTCATCCCGGAGAAAGACTATGTGCTCGTGCTGAAGGGGGACGAGTTGGTCCCGCTTCGGCAGGCGCTCGACGAAGCCGGGCGCGGCGCCGGGCAGGATAACGGCGGAGAAATCCCGTGGGCCATTCGGCGCAAGATCACCGCACAAATGGAACACGACGCGGAGATCGAGACTCACGCCGCCGGATTGATCGCGGGGCGCGAATCTCAACGAGCGGCCGCGAAGGTTGGCGAGATCAAAAAGGATGCCGTCGAGGCCGTCGCGAAAGTGACCGGATCCCGTCGCAAAAAGTAGCCCATGGCCACCGTCCTTTCATTCGTTCGGAAATCGAACGGTCAAGCGCTCACGCTCTCGACCGTCCTGTTCCGTCCCACGACGAACAGCCCGAAGATCAGGACGGGAGCCGTTGTCCCAACCGACGACGTCCTCGTGACGACGAACGGCGCCGGGTTTTTCAGCACGATGCTATTCGGCGGGACCTATCAAGTCTGGATCGGCAACTCGAAGAAACCGGACACGATCACCGTCCCCGACGACGACAGCGTGAACCTTTTGGAAAGCCTCATCGCCACGGCGCGAGTGGCGGTGCTCGGCGGGGTGACGTTCGTGAACTACCTCCTGCAGACGAACTACACCCTCGTCCTCGATGCGAGCGACGGGACTTTTCATGTTGTCCGATGCTCCGGGGATGTCTCATCGCCGGCATTCTCGGTGGACGACGCCGGCGTCGTGGCGGGCCCTTTGAATGCCCGATGGAATTCGACAAGTTGGGAGCTTTGGAACGACGACGCCCAGGCGTGGTTCGCTCCACAACTCACCGGAAGCTCGAGCTCTCCTTCGTTGTCATTCGGATCGTCCGGCGTCTCCGCTCCGGGCAACGCGCGGCTTCTGAACCGGAAGCTTCAACTCCTCAACGGAACCACGACGACTTGGCACACCATGTTCGTCAGCGGCGGAGCCGCCGCATTCTCCGGCCCCGACCTCTCTTAATCCCATGAAGCACCTACCGTTCCTCCTGTCGTTCCTCCTCTCCTTCGTTGGCATGGCGCAAAGCCCGCTGCCATCAACAAAGACGTTCAGCGTGATCACCGGGACAAACGGGATCTTGACCGGGGCTTCGACAAACTTCTTCGCCATCAACACCAACCTCCTGTTCCGCGCAACCGCCGGGCAGGTAAATGGCACGTCAAACAGCCTTGTGGCCGCGCTCATCGCCACGAATTCGGCGCGGATTGGCGACATAAACGCCACGTCGAACTACCTCAACGGAGCAATCTTGGGCGTCTCCTCCGGAATCTCGGGGACGTCCAACTCGCTGGTGTCGGCGATCCAGGCCACGAACACGGCGAGGGTTGGGGACATCACCACGAGCTCGAACTATTTGAGCGGCCTGATCTCGTCGCTCACAACCTCTGCGAACTCCTCGATCGCGTTTCTCACAGCGTCGGTGACCGGACTTCCGGCATCGATCGCGACATCATACAACGCCGCGATCGCCTCCGCTCAAAACACGCTCAACAGCCTAACGGCGAGCCGATCGGTAAACTCGATTGCAGACCTCCTCGCGACCCGGACCGACTCCCTATCGGGGACGACGAACATCACGGTGTTCGTCCGCGGATACTTTGCGACGGCGGGCGACGGCGGCGGGACGTTTCATCTCGTCCCGACAAACTCGCTTCCCGCGGACATCACTGGAACGAACCGGGGAACCTGTTTTGCGACCACGGATTCGCCGACCGTCTATTGGGTAAGGCGCGATCGCCGAGCGCTCAACGTTCGGGACTTCGGCGCGAAATCGGACGGATCGACGAACGACGAGATCCAAGTCCAGGACGCAATGAACGCGACGCAGGAGATCACCTTCCCGGCGGGGACGACGACCTACATGGGGACCTACCACGGCGCCGCGTTGAATGTCCCAGCCAACCGCTTGATCCACATCCGCGGAACGGTGAGCGGTCCGAACTATTGGGTGTTTGCCGGGAGCGTCGTCGTTGACGGCGGAGGACTGGTTAGTCTGGGATACGATTGGGAGCCTCGGAAAATGCAGTTTTTCGGAGGCGACGTTTACGTTCGCGACCTTAACTTCGTCGGCGTCGGCGGAGGTTGGGCAATTAACATCTCCAAGGATGCGGTGATGAATTCCTTCCATGTCGATCGTTGCCGATTCGAGAACATGGGGTCGGGAGTGATCCGAGAGAACAACGCGATGAGCTCTCCGAACACGAACATCTTCTGCCATCGCGGGCGAGTCACGGGATCAGTCTTTACCAACATGTTCATCGGGGGGGTCGCATGGGAGCCAAACCTCGCCGACGGATCCGTTGAGCTCACCGGAAACCGTTTGGACAACATCCACTTCCTTTGGAACGGATCGAATGGGTTCGGAGGGTTCGCTCTCTCAGTCGCCGGTTGGTCGGCGGACAATTGGGGAAACGAGACGAACCAGATACATCTCGCGACGATCAAGGACAACACGATCACCCGCGCCCGCTACGGGATCCACGCCGAGTACTACACCGACGTCGTGGTCTCGGGGAACCGGTTCGCGGACATGGACGAAAGCTACGTCACGACGACCGGTGGCGGCCTCGTTCTTGCGGAACCCCTCACGACGACATGCGTCGAGATGATCGGCGTTCAACGGTTCACGGTTGCGGGAAACTACGGGGCGAAAATGTCGTCGACGCAGCAGATCCTCGGGGTCGGGGCGTTCTTCGCTGGCGGGTTTGACGGGCCGCAAGCTCCGGTCGATCGCTACACGATCGCAAACAACGTCTTCGAGACCGGCGACATCTACGCCGAGCTCCAACTTCGGGCCGCGGCGATCGCCGTGTTTCAACCGATGCCGATCGGCACGATCAAGGGGAACGTTCTCCACGCCGGATCGCTTCGACCAAGCGGGCGCGGGCAGTGGAACATCCTCGACAATTACGCGCGCGCGCCATGGGGAAAGACCGCGTTTGTGATGAACTTCACGCGGTCGTGGAACGCGAACTACACGGCCGACGTCCGCTTCCCCGTTGTAATCAAAAACAACACGGCGGTGAACCCCATCGGAACGCCTTCGTTCTCGTTCTCCGAGTTCGAGGATTTACAGGCAGAATCGAACCTCTCGATCCAGGCGAGCGGGAACAACTTCCCGGTGAGTTCGCCGTCTCAGAAAGGGCACAACGCCGGGACGGTGTTTTGGTCAACGAACGGTGTCCCATTTGGGCAGACGTTCTCGCTCGGGGACGTGATCATGGACCAATCCCAACGACCGCCGCGGCCGATCATCATCACCGCTTCGGGGTCCCGAACAGTTCCGGGCGACTATTGCAACGCGCAACCGTCAACGAACGCGGTCCGAGGCGTTGTTGGATCAGCGGTCTACAACTGGTTGGCGGGAGGCTACCATCAAGCCGGACAACTTGTTCACCTTCTCGGAACGCCCGCGCCGGTGGACGGTCTGATCACCGACATCTATCTCGACGCGCCGACGTCCTATGTCGTCGCGCGCCTTGTTGATCCCGCGACAGGAAACCCGCTTAACCTCACCGGATTCACGCCGGGCCTAATGCAGGCGGGGCAGGAGGTTGGATTTACGGTGCAAGGGTTCGGGACCTTGACGTGGGATCCCGCATCGGTCGCCGCTGGCGGATCAATCCAACTCAGCGGAATCACGGTCCTAGGCGCTCTTCCTGGAGACATCGTCCAGGCCTCGTTCTCTCTCGACACCCAAGGGATGATCCTAACGGGCGCCGCGACGGCCAACGACCTCTGCAGGGTGACACTCTTCAACCCGACCGGGGGCGCAATCGACCTAGCGTCGGGAACGCTCCGGATCTCAACCACGACCGCGCGATGATCTCAGCGGGCCAGATACCATTCGCCGAGGCGCTCCGATTCGCGAGCGAGCGGAAGCTTTTGCCAACCGATATGTCGTCGGCGGAGTTGTCCGAATTGCCGGTCCAGGTGCGACAGGGCGCGGTGTTCTCGGCGGGCGTGATGGAGACCGAGGTGTTGCAAGTGGTTAAGGACCGCATCGACACGATGGCTTCGGGCCTCAGCCAAGCGCCGGGCCAACTCCCAAACCGCGCGAGCGTTCGGACCGAGCTTAAAGAACTCCTGGATTCGCTCGACTATCAGCCGGCGGCGGGGCGCGAGGGAACGATCTCGGACCTCCGAACGGATGGCCGGCTGAACCTGATCATCGACACCCAGCTTCGAATGGCTCACGGGTTCGGGCAATGGCGTCAGGCCCAAACCGAAGGGGCGCTCCTCCTGTTTCCGTGCGCGGAATTCCGACGCATCTCCCCGCGCCGTGTTCCCCGAGGTTATCGAATCAAAGCCGGGGCCCTTGTGGCGGAGAACCCCCGCTACTGGGAGGACCGGTGGGTGCGTGCCGGCGGGACGATTTACGGCGGGCGAATGATCGCCCGCGTCAACGACCCGGTGTGGGAGAACCTTAGCCGGTTCGGGTTGCCTTACGATCCCGTCGACTTCAACACCGGGTACGGGCGGCGGTCGGTCGGTCGCGCCGAGGCCGTGAGGCTTGGCGTTATTCAAAAGCGGGAACGGGTCGCGCCGGCTCCGGACGGCCTCGCCACGCCCGCGGAACAAGTCGCCGCGATGGACACGGCGCCGGCCATTAAACGCCGATTGAAGGACAATTTCAGGGCCTCTATCTCCGCCTTTAGCCTCGGGCTCCGCGGGGCGTTGCTTGATGTCGTCCATGGGCTTTTCAAGGCCGCCGGCGATGAACTCGTCCCAGAATGAGCGCCTCGATCAACATCCGCTTGACGGCGAACGGCGCGACCCCGGCGATCCGGAAGCTCGGGGAGCGTCTCGGCGGCCGCGTCCTGCATCAGGCGATCGGGGCGGCCATGCTATCGGCGGTCCAGGAGCACTTCGACCGGCGCGAGCATGAACCGAACAAAATGGGAGCACCCAAGACGGGGTTTTGGGCAAAGATTTCGGCGGGAACCTCGGTCACTTCGAGCGAGACCGAAGCGGTCGTGACGATTCCCGCGCCAATCCTCCAAAAGCTCTATGGCGGGACAATCCGGCCCGTCAACTCAAAGGCCCTAGCGTTTCCCGTGTCTCCTCGTTCTTACGGGAAAACGGCTCGCGAGATGAGGGCGGACGGCGAGACCAAGTTCGTCCCGCTGAATCGGGGGAACCTCGTTGGAATCATCACGTCGATTGAAGCGAAGGGTGTTGTCGGGGAGGTCCTCTTTCTTGTTGTGCGACAGGTGACGCAAGCCGCGGACCCGAACGCAATCCCGAGCACCGGATCCTTAATGAAGGCGGCGATGGATGCCGTCGAAGAGAGCGCCGACGCGCTCCTCAATTGATATGTGGCAAGGCTTCGATCTCATTGACCAACTCAACGAGAGCGTCCGCGGACGCCTCCTCGATCGGGGCGGATTCTCCGGGCCTCCACCCGTCGAAGTCTTGACGGAGCGTTTGAGCGACTTCGAGCAGAAGCTCAAGGTCGCCCTCCAATCGAAGCTCGGGCTTTGCCTCATCGTCTCGACTCCCGAGATCCAGGGCGGCGAGGTCGCCTCGGAACTTGTCGCAAAGGTGTCGGTGATCGTGAACGAAAACATCGTTCAAAACCAATTTGGAGAGGGAACACGAATCACGGCCGCGGCCGCGGCGCTCCGGGTTTACATTGCGCTCCTGAATTGGGCCCCGGACGGCGGGTGGTCTCCGCTTGTTCCGATTCCTGAAGTATCCCCCATTCGTTTAATCGGGGCACCCCAAGAAGGGGCACCGGTCGTTAGCTACGAAATCGCCCTCCGGTCGTTGTATGTCTTCGGAGTCGAAGACGAAACCCCGGTCGCACTCTCGGGAACCCCCTAACAAGGAAAACTTATGTCCATGAAAATCTCAGGCAAAGCCTGTTACATCGGAATCAACGGCTTAATGCTCACGGCGGAGCTCTCGACCGCGCAGAACGTAATCGCCAACATGTCGTTCTCTCGAACGACCCCATCGGTCGAGGTCCTCGACGGCAACAACAACGTGATGGCGAAAGCCTACGCGAACCCGCAGGACACGATCGAGATCGAGGCGATCATTGTCGATTCAGCGGTGCCCGGAACGGTTGCCGGAGCTCAAGCAAACCTGAAGCTTCCGGTCGCTGGCTCGACCGTTACGCTCTCCGGTACTGGGGCCTCGCTATTTATCGACGGAGATTGGACGTATGACGGAAAAGGCGGGATCTCTCCGTCCAAGGGAGACGCTTGGAAAGTGAAGCTCACCCTGATTCGCACCGGGCCCCCGACCTCGAACGTTCCCAGCGTCCTGGCGGCGGTCTCTTGATCCTCTGGTGATCGATTCCCCGTCAGATCGTTTTGCGCGCGCAGTGGTTCCAACCATTGCGCGCCTCGCCGGGCTCCGCCTCGGGCCGCTCACGCTTGGCCATCTCGCGTTGCTCCGCCGATTGGGGTCCCCATTCAATCCGCTTTTAACAACCAGGGTGGAGGAGGACCCGTCCGCCGGCCAAGTGGCGATGGCGTGGTACGTGATCACGAGGACATGGCAAGAAGCGGCCGCCGGAATCGGAACCCGACGGGGCCGCTTCACAATCGCGTGGTTCACGATTCGCCGCGCGGGGCGCCATCTCCTGGACGCCGACATCATCGAGGACTGGATCGATTCCGAGGCGAGCCTTCCGCCGTTTGAAAAGGCGGAAGGAGGAAGCGACGACGGGAAGAGGGGAACCCCCCACGAGCTCCTTTTGGCGCAAGCGTTGGCATCTCAATGGAACGTGGCGTGGCCGGCGGTCCTCGACATCCCAGTCGCGCAAGCAAATTGGCTTTGGCTCGCCCGATGGGAGGAACGCAACGTCCTCACGATCGACGGGAACGGAGGGGAAGCCGAAGCGGACGCTCGACGCCGGGCATTCGATCCGCAGGAAACCAAGGCCCGCCTCGAATGGGCGGCGACACAAGAGGCGCGGCTCCGCGCTTTATCCTGATATGGGCGACCAACGAACGCTGAAGATCAAAGGCGAAGCCGACTTCTCGGATGTCCGGAAGGAAGCGGACGCGACGACGGCGCGCCTCGACAACATGGCGGCGTCGGCCCAGCGGTTTTTCCGGTCCTCAACAAACCTAGCATCGGACCCCGCTTCATTCCTGGCGGACAAAAAATCCTATTCCGGCGAGAGCTCGGCGAGCGGGCCGAAGATCGTCTCCCAGACGACCGCGGAATACGAGAAGCTCGCGAACGCCCAGCTTAAGATCCGGGCCATCTCCCGAGTTCTCGGGATCGACGGCATCGGGATTGAGATCCTCCGGCTCCGCGAACTCGTGAGCGTGGTTTCCCAGTTGGGCGCGATCGGGAGCGGAGCTCTCGCCGCGGGAGCGGGTGCTGCAGCCGGGATCGGTGCGGTCGCCTATGGGTTTTACCAGATGAAGGAAACGCGCCGGCTCAACGGCGCGATCCAGGGATCCCAAACGGGAAACAACGCGGAGGTTCTAAACCGCCTCCGGGGCGTCGTGTCGGAAGGGCGAACGAGCGGAGCCTTCCGCGGCGGAAACGCGGAGGACCTCGACCAGACGATTCTCACCCTCCTTCGTCAAAACGGGGTCGCATCGCGGTCGAGCTCGTTTGCCGGCGGGATCATCTCCTCGGGAGTCCAGGCGAAGATCCCGGAGCTCATCCAGCAAATCAAAGCGGCGGTCCTCACGAGTTATAAAACGGAGGAAGAGGCCGCCCGGAACCATGCCCACGTGCTCGCCGAAATCGCCCAGACGGAGTTCGACACGGAGAAGGCGCAACTCCGGCAGAAGCTCGAGCTCGGATTGATCACGAACGAGCGGTACGCGGCGCGGCTCCGCGGCATCGCCGAAGAGGAGTCCCGAAACCAATTGGCGGGCCTCGATCTTCAAGAGAAGCAACTCAACGAGCATCTGGACCGATCGAAGGATGACGTCGAGGAGTCCGCGAAGACACGGAACGCCCTGGCGGGGGTCGCGGATCAGCGCTCACTCATCGCCGCGCGGCTCACGGGCCAACAGGAGCAAATCGAGATCGACCGAGTCTCTCGAATGTCCAGGAACAACACCGGGTACAGGATGCCGGGGGACGAGCTTTCAAAGATCGGGCTCTTCGTGGGCGGCGCCGGAGACAGTCTGCCGGAGTTGAGCAAACAACAGTTGGCAGAGCTCAAACAAGCCACCGCTCTTTTGCGGTCGTTGCCGTCTCAAATCTCGGGCGCATTCTGAGCCATGATTCTTCCCACCATCGTTCAGTCCCAGCCGCCAAGCTACGTCAAGACGTCGAAGTTCGACCCGCGAAGCATGGTCCTGGAATTGCCGGTCGAGGCGCACCAGGACCCGCAGTCGCTCATTTGGGCGGCGACCCGTTCGTTCCTCGGGAAGCGCGCTGTCGTCTGGAATCTTGCGACCGCACTCGGCGGAATCAAATCGATCACGCCGTACAAGGACAGCGACGCCTTCTACATCCTCCGCGCGATTTACCAAGGGCTCGATCCATCGAACCCGCCGTCGCCGGATTCTCAGATCGTCACCGTTTGGAAGCTTCAGCCGGCCCGGCTCACGAAACCGCTCTGGATGATCCCGCGCGTGAGAAACGCGATGATCGCGATCTTCAAGGATGCCCAAACCAGGAACAGGTTCCGGACAGACTTCGAGGCGCTCGTTCGAGGGGATACAACGAGCAACAACCCAACGCCGGTCGACTCAACCTCTTCGTGGAAGCTCTCGTTCACGGAGCTCATGCGGCGCTACAAAGTGACGGCGGCCGCCGACATGAAGACGTTCGAGCTACTCTTGGGATCTTATGGTCTCGGGTCGGATAGTTTCCCGGTTGCGGGCGTGATGCTGTCGAGGGTTGACGTCTGCCCGTCGAACGCATCGGTGACTGCGGCGGGTGTCGATTTCGACAATTTCGGCGGCCTCTACACGACCGGGGCATTGCTCCGGATCGAGAGCGATCTGATCCCATTGATCCGGGCGAAAATCAGGGCGAGCGACCGCCTAATGGCAGGGTTCTGGATCAAGGAAATGCCAAGCTTCAACCAGGAGGACGCGAACCGCGTCCGCGTCGAGACGAACTACACCTTCGCCGACGAGTTCGACGCCTTCATTTACGGGGCACCAATCCTCTAACCACATGAGCCGACCACTAAGGGGCAACGGGCCCATCTCTCAAGCGATCCGTGAAATTCAGGACAACACCCGGCAAAACACCCTCCAGCGGACCGCGTGGTCTCAGGTGGATTCTCACCCGCTCGGATCTCAATCGAGGCCCGCGCGATCAAGTGGCGTCCAGCGCCGACAGGCTTCGAGCATTCCCCGCTTCGTTTGATCCCAGTTTCAACCGCCGGTAAACCCTCACTTAATCCAATCTTATGCCCGCAGGAACAGCCACACTCACCGCCTCTCTCGTGTCTCAGGATGCCGCCGGAGGCTCGATCACTTGTAGCGTCTCCGGCGTGAGCGTCGCCCGGACAAGCGAGCTCCACAACCACTCGAACGGATACACGAGCGGAACCCCAAGCACCGACACAGCGGTCGCCCTCGGATCGGTCCCGGATGCGGAGATGCTCGTTGAGATCCACAACACTTCGACCACGGCGGGGCAATATATCATCGTCCGCGAAACGATCAGCGCCGCGGCCCGGAGCATCGCGAAGATCCTCCCCGGCGAGGCGTTCGTTGGGCGGATGTTCAACGCCCCGAGCGTTCAAAGCCCGATCGCCTCCGTCCCATACGAGGCTGTCGTCGCGGCCGCCTGATCCCCTTCGATGTTCACGTACACCCGAGCGATCGTGCCCGCTCCGGGCGACCCGGTTTCCTCTCGGGTGTACGCGAGCCAAGCCCGCGCGATGAACGACCGCGTCAAGCTTGGCCCGTCGGTCCCGTGGCGGATCGTTTGGTCGCTCTTTCAGGCATTCCGGCAGATCCGGAATCCGGACTCCTCGGGGTTCTTATTCCCGACGCAAGCCGAGTTCTTCGAGGTCTTTCAGATGCTCGCAAAGAACTCCGCCGAATACCCGGCCACGGGGCCCGGAGATCCGGAAGGCGCGAACCTCGCAAGCGCTATGCCGGCGTTCGTTTATGGGAACGCGACGGCGGGGGTCGATTCTGAGGATCTGAGGATCTCGGACCCCGGATCGGGCGGCATCGACATGGACGCGGGCGGAGGATCGCCCGAGGAACTCTGGACGCTCGCCAAACGACAACGCGGCGCCATCGATCCGTTGACGGGCGGGATGGGGGCTCCAGCGCTCACCGCGGCCGCCTCCCATTCCTACCTCCGGCAAAACCCGACATCCGCAACCGCGGCCGCTTGTTGGGGAGACTATCTTCCGGGCCCCGAGTATCTCGGACAGTGCGGGGCCCCTTACGACACCACCGCTTCCTACACGGTGCAGTTCACTAAACTTGACGGGTCGTTGACGGTCCGAAGTTACGGGACATGCCCGAGCAATCCAGGCGATGCGCTCGGCGTGGTCTCGACTCCATTCGCCAACGTCGTTTTCAAGTTCAACGGAACGGTCGACGTCCTGCGGAAGAAGCTCTGGCTCGAAGGGCCGTACACGTCAAACCCATCGCTCCGCAAAACCGACAGCGGATTTTATGACCGCGCCCTCAACGCGTTCATCCGTGAGTTCCGCGGGACCGATTCCCAGCGAGCGACGGGCGGATGGGGTGACGCGGCGTTCCGTGTCCAAGAGGTCCTCACGACTCAATACCATTTAAGCCCTCAACGCGGGATCGAGGTCGGCCCGTATGTGGCCCCCCGATACCCACGTTGGGAGATCACGGGCGCGGCGGGATGGCTCCCCGCAGGCACGATGATCAAGAACACCGTCGGCGGCCTCGGGTCGTGGTACAACGTCTCGCCGGGTTTTGTTTGCGCCTCAGCCTTCGTTCGGGTCAAAAAACTTGTCGGCGTTCTCAACGTCGAGGTGCTGAAGGGCGGGGACGTCCTCGGGGTGATCACGATCACGCCTGCAGCGGACGGGAGCGGCGCCGCGATCCTCACCTTCGACCGGCCAAGCGAGGGCGGACAATTCGGGTTCAGGTTGGCTTCCTCCGCCGGCTTCGACACGGCGGGGGAGATCCGGTGCGAAATCACGGAACTCATGGCCTACCAACCCAGCCTCGCGGACCTCTACTTGATCCTCCGTTGCGGCGGGGTGATCGGCGGCGATTGGGTGGACGGATCCGGGGACTCTTGCGAGTTCTCCCGAGAGATCGGAGACGCCTACCAAAGCGAGGGCGTGATCCGCTCCCAACTCGGGCACGTCGCATTGCCGGGGACGCTCGGGCCGATCAATTCGAACGCCGTATTCGATGCCGCCCGAAGGCTTTCCCAGTCGGTCCGAATGATGGCGGCGCCTCAACTCGCCGGCTACGCGATCGAGAACGGGAACTCGGTCCTTTGGTTCAACCGCTATTCCTACGGGTTGAGCCATGCGACCCCGGTCGATCTGTTCGAGGGGATCGCCCCGTCCCGCTTCCAGGTTGGCTCCGGTGCGATCGTTTGGGGCCGGAAGTATATCGTCCAGGGAACAGCCGGGCAGGCGGTCACGTATGCCGGGCGGATGTTCGGGGTCGGGCAGACGTTTGTCGGGCGTTCGGACACGGCGGAATTCACCGGCGCCGGACAAGTCTGGGAAGCGGACGGGATCCGGGCGACTGCGGAGCCTCAAGGATGGAGCAACCGCTGGCTTCTCGGGGTTCAACTCCTGCCCTACAAGGACAACCCGGCGAGCATCTACAAGCCCGAGGCGTTTAGCGATTACCTAGGCATGATGGACCGCTGTGTTTTCGGGGATCCGGCCATCGCGTTGGATAAGGTCGTGGTCAAGCACGTGGCCTTCGGGAACCGGATGATCTCACCCGCCGCGGTTCTCACCCCTGAGATCCCGGAAAGCTTCCGATATATGCCAACGCCTTTGGCCCTGTCGGCGGGGGGCAGAGCGAACCGCGCGCTTTGCACGGTTGGCGACACGGTTTGCGAGGGTGCCCGGCGCGACTTCTACCGTTCGTGTAGGGTGTTCGAACCGTGGCCTGAAGTTCAAAGCGTGGTCATGGACGGCGACCTCGTGAAGGTGACGCTTCAGGGTCGGGTGCATCACCACTCAGGGGCCCCCGGAACGATCGCCCGAGATCCATCGACTTGGGATGTCTCAGCGTTGCGCGCGGAGAGCTATCGAACATGGGAGAACGGCCTCCGGGAAAAGATCGTCAAGGACACGACCGGAACCAACGCCTCGATCAAGCTCGGCGATGAGTCGTGGAACTCTCCAATTCAAAGCCAACCAGACCGCCCTTGGGGGGCCGCATGGCCCCATTTTAATTTCGTCCGCCTTGTCCCGGAACCGTGGCTCGATGGGAACGACGACGGCGACGATTCGGACACCCCGATGGGAAGCGACATCTTCCCAATGTTGGACCTCTACATTCGCGCCGCTTGTGAGGGGTTTATTGACGGCCAAACGAGCGTCACGAACTCGTGCGCCTACGGGTCGGTCGGGCTTTATTCCTTCACGTTTGAAAACCTTTGTTTCCAGGCGTCCGGAGGCCGCTGGTTTTCGACCCTTGGAACCGGGCCCACAAGCGAGGTCGGGAAGGAGGAAACCAGGGCAGACAAGCCGCAGGGTTTTGGACCTCTCCAGTGGACGATGCCGTTTGCCGAAGTGGCGGCGGGGTTCTCGAAGGCCCTCAACCTCCTAACGGAGTTCCGGGTCATGGTTCCCGCGAGCCTTCAAATGAGGACCGGAAGCGGGCTCCAACAGATCGGTGGCGTTGTCGTCCGCAACGGCGCGAACGTCTTCGCCGGGCCCGGAACTTGGGAGGCGGGCGCAGGCTCCGGTTCGGACTTCGCCATCCTCTACGAGGGGCCCTTTCCCGCGCCGGGAATAACGACGTGGTCGGCGTGGGCGGACTCTGCCCTTGAGATCGTAACGTCCGGCGGCGGGATCGACCTCGTCGGATCGACTCCAATCCTCAGCGGAAACACGGGTCAGATCCAATACCGGTGGGAGTCGATCGGGGACGCGATATACGCCCTCCCGGATCAATTCGCGGACATGCTCGAAGGGGCCCCGGTTGTCGTTGCTCAAATCGTCCGGGACGTCTCAGTCGTCCGGCGCTATCTAACGTCCGGAATCTTCTCGGGCCGGCAGTGTCACCCGACCGGAAACCCCGCGGACTTCGCCTGGAGCGACGGCTCGAGCATGGGGAACGTGTTCGACTCGATCGCCGTCGTTCATTCGGTCGAGTGTTTGGTTCTGAGGAGCGGGTCTGTCTCCCCAACTCCCGTCGCTCCGGGAATTGCGGCCGCGGTCGATTCTGTCGGGGATCCTAACCCTCTGAACCGATGCTACGACGGGCCGTCGTCATCCGTCGCGTTGAGTGTCGCGGCGACTGATTCGCCGGCAATTACGGTCGGGCTGATCGACTTCGTGGAAAGCTCGGTGATCAGCCCGCCTTAAAGACCGATTCACGGCTCGCTCAAGGCTGTCTAAAAAGCACCAAAAGGCGAAGAGTTGCTCAAACCTCCTCCGAATTGGCTCAAACCGTTCGCGGTTTTACAGCGGAGAACGCGGTTCATCCGACGCAGATCGTGGCCACCATTTACCACGCGATGGGCATCGATCCCCACACCATGGTGATGAACCATCTCAACCAGCCGCGTGAACTGGTC